AACTAGAAGATTATTACCACAAAGAATTGTTCTTGCTCCTGTTGCTTCGGGTTCACCTGATTTAGCTATCTTCAACATAGAAGTTCCTGTTTCTACTGGAGGATCTGATACTTATCAATTAGGTTTAACTCCTCAAGAATATATTAGTCTGGGCTTATCTCCCGATAACTTTAATTATGATCCATATGATGCTCCTAAAATCATCGAAAGTGATAGAACACAATCAAAGGTTTCTTTCAGCATTCAATCAGCTAGAAAAGTAACCGTAGATTCTGAAAATTTCATTGAACTTACTGTATTTGATTATGGCATTACAAATGATCAGTTAAGAAATGAAAAATTCACTACCGTAAAAATTAATGCTCCTCAAGGCGGTACATTTAGATCAAATTCACTGGCAAGTGTAGAAAATAATAGAATTGAATGGTCTGGTTTCTCAAGTGGTTTTGGCTATCTTCAGGGATACTTTAGTGTAGAAGGAACTGACGAGCATTATCTAATACTCAAAAATATTGATAATAACGAACAAATTCAATATAATTCAATTGTTTCTACAGTATTTTCACAACAAGTATTAGATATTGACGGCGAACCAGTATTCGATGAAAATAATGATCCTGTATTAATATACGCTACACTATTAGCAAAGCCAGATAGCGTTGGAAGTGAAAATAACTCATTAAGTAAGTCTGATAGAAAAGATTACCTGTATAGCAATAAAGAAGCTAATGTTTTAACCATTACTCCTGGTGACATTATTGAAGACGATGACAGCACTCAATATAGAGTAATTTCTGTTGAAGATGTTGGAGAAATTGAAGATACTTTCTATATTTTTGATGTTGATGAGATTAAGAGAAGAATTCCTGGTCAGCAAGAAGGTGTTTATTATCTAACTTGCATCAAGGGTAACGTTTCTCCATTCCCAACTGGCCCTGGTATTGGTACAAACTTCAGAAACTTTAAGTTTAGCCAGCCAATTTCTCAACTATATCCATTAAACTACAAGAACGATCCTCTTTGGTTCCAAGTAAGACCTGATGGTAGCAGAGATCAAACCATCAAAGATGCCGAAGCGACGATTTGCTCAGCCGATAACTTTGTTCATGGTCTTGTAACAACTAATGATTCTAAAAATAGCGAAACTAAAGAAGTTGTTGTTGATTTGGTAGAAAACCCAGTCTTAAATCGTTATACTTATATTGATACTCCAATTGAAGCTCAACCAGGAAATGCTACTTCGGGTTCCGAAGATAGAAAAATTCCTATTGCTGGTGATTCTCCTTACAAGACAGAGCAAAGATTATATGTAGAACTTCGTCGTCCTTCAATTGCTCGTTCTGGTAACCATACTTTTGAATACCTAGGCTTTGGTCCTGGTAACTACTCAACTGGTTTCCCACTTCGCCAGGAAGTTGTTCTAAGTGATACTCAAGATTTCTATGCTCAGGTATTCTATACTGGTCTAAACTCTAATGGCGACCTTTACATTGGTAATCGTAAAATTAATGCTATTACAGGCGAAGAAACATTCTTAGAAAAAGCAGAACTAGTTGAATCTTCCGATGAAGCAGGAGATCTTGGTGGTCTTGTTACTACGTTTGAGCTTCCTGTTGTATTTGAAAGAGATATTACTGTTGATGGTGATGCTTTCTTCAACAACCCAGTAACAATTAATTTAGACGCTCAGGAGGCAGGAAATTCTTTAACTATCATTTCTGCAGTAAATGCTGGAAACGAAGATCCTTCATTAGATGAATCTGCTTTTGCTTTAAGTGATATTGCTTCAGGTGGCAATATTGTATTAGATAAAAACAATATTTACTCTAGCATATTTACGTTAAATCCTAGAGGAAATCAACTATTAAGTGGACAAAATTATAGCATCAGAACCCATGTAGACCAATCAAATAATTATATTCCTACAAATAAAACACCAAATCAAGAAAACAGTTCTTTAGGATTCTCTGTATCATTTGGTCTTTCGTCTCCTATACCTGGAGATATTCTACTTAAAGGAGCTGAGATTGGTAAAACAGGATCATTGGGATGGATTTATAGTAATTTCTATGATGATATTACTGATGCTGTATTTACGGTAACGGCATTAGGAAACAATCTTGTTCAGTTTAACATGGCTACTGGTGTTCTAACATCAGATTCTCAGGTTAATATTGTTGCCGGAGCTAAGATAAAAATTTCTGGATTTACTGGAAGATTCGTAACCTTAAATGGAATTAGAACAGTACAAAATGCAACTCCTACTACATTTACAGTTTCTACCCCATTCATTATTGGGACTAGCGTTGATGATCCTACATTAATTGAACAAAATTGGTCGCTAGAAATTTCTAGAAATTCTTGGAAAGAATTTGGTGTTCTTGGGTCGGAAACACTCAGAACAAATACAGAACAAATCGGTGACTATAAGCTAGGTATTAACACTTTAGCAAGAGCTAGACATGGTATTGATGGCGATCAAGATAACGGATTTGTTTCTAGTGCAACCGAACCAAATGCTAACTTAGATGTAGTTGGAACGGCATTTATTAGTGGTAATGCACTATCTGTTTCGCCAAATAACTTTATAAACAATCCACAATTAGCTAATAGAACATTCAACAAGGTTAATAATGCTTTCTTAGTTGGATTTAGTCCTAAAGTTAATAATTTTGATGGCGAAGTTGTATTACGTGTTGCTACGTTAAATGAAAATATTACTACAGCAAACCCAGGCGGAAGAATCGGAATTAACGCTTCCAATGCTCAACTCGATAGAAACTTTGTTGTGTACGGTAATGCTAGAATTACTGACGATGTTAGACTACAATCAAATCTAGAAGTAAATGGTGGTTCTTTAAGCACTACCAGCCAATCCTTCAATTTAATTGATGGTTTTGCTATAAACGTTAATGCTTTCAGTGCAGCAGAAGAATTAAATATTGCTAATGTTACTGGCGAATCTCAGATCATCAATATTGGTAATGCTTCTGAAAATCAAAACATTTTTGTTGGACAATATTCTTCCACAACACAATTAAGTATTCATGAGAATGCTACAAATTCTACTATTATTTTAGGAACAGTTCCAGATTTGGCTTCAAACACCAGCGTAATTACTGTTGGTGGAGCGTTCTCCAATAATAGTAACATCGGTAGTGTTTTCAAAGTAAAAAATAGATTTACTGAAATTGATGGTAATCTAATCGTTGGTACTAGAAATCTTCCTGGAGCCGGATTCTCGGAAATACAAACCAATTCATTAAGACTTGACGTATTTACCAGAAATATTTCGATACTAGATTTTGCTACTTCAGTATCTAGATTGTCGATTGGTGGTGCTGGTGGATTTACTACAATTAATAATACTCTAGTTGTGGAAAACTCCACCGAGTTGAATGGAGACGTTATACTATTCGGTGGATTAAACTCTGGAGAATTCCAGGTAAGAAGAGGTTCACTTGGCACACCAACTCAGATTCACGCTAGAGGAAATATCGACATTCTAAATGTTGACATTTATAAAAAGCAAGAAATCAATAGAACAATTGACACACAAGGCTTAGGACTCTGGGGAGGAACTGAATATAAAGTTTCTCCATCAAACATTGAAGATTATTATCTCCCTATTGGCGAAGAAAGTACAACAGAATTTGGTGTTGGCGATTACGTTTTAATTGATCGTTCTGTGGCTGTTGTTGGACAAAACACTACATCATCACCTGTTGGTCAGCAATACAGCGAATTAGTTCAAGTTATTGAACTAACTAATCTTAATGACATTTCTGATCTGCCTTTACGTGTCAAAGTAAAACGAGCAAGAAATGCTTTAACTGTTGATGGCGACATGGTAATTGGTCCTAATGTTGGATCTTCTACTGGCGCTTATCGTTACTTAAGAACTGATCACCCAGACAACGCTATACTTGTTAGATATAACTTTGTAGATAATGTCAGCTACATTAATGAAGAATCAGGTCTTACGGGTGTTCCATCTGGAACTCTAGAAACAATTGAAACTGGAATATTCAGTGGCTCTGTAATTCCTGGAGATATTTTAAGATTCAGTGATGCTGAATTAGCAACAGTAACTCTTATTAATGAGACTTCTGCTCAGCAATTTATTGTAAATGATGGTGGCAATCCTCCTAATAATGTGTTTACTGTAGATACTACTAACGGTAATACTACAATTGCTGGATCTATATTCGTTAATGACAACATCACACTTATTGGTTCGACTACAGAAAATCAAAATCGTCTCATCGTTACAAATGGTACTAGCGAAAGATTTGTTGTTGACAGTAGCACTGGCAATACCTGCATATTCGGAGATTTGGGAATTGGTGGTGTAGATTGTGATAGATTTACAGTACAGGGTTCTACTTCAAATACAACTCTTCGTGGTGGTAACTTACTCATCACTGATAATAATCCAATCCTTGATGTAGATAATAATTTGGTTTATGGCCAAAAACTATTACTACAAAATAGCACTGGTAATTTGACGATTTCTGGAACGCTTACTTCAAATGGAACTGGAATTAATACTTTATCTGGTGATTTGGTAATTAACGGTGGCGACTTCACGTTGAACAAAACTACTGGTGCTAACATCTTCAAGATTAATAATACTGGTTCAATTGATTTTGCTGGTCAAAATGGATTCTTTACTCCATCTGGAGCAAGAAAGTGGGTTTATGTAACTGGTGGCCAAGATATTATCACAGCAGCTCCCAATATTAATTATTTTGTATCTCCTTCTTCTGATACAGTAATTAAATTGCCATTACCGCAGGATTGCACAACCGGAGATATTATTAGAGTAGTTGATGTTGGCGGAAATCTAACATATAATATTTCATTGAGATTTAGAGCGCCATCAAACGTAAGAATTCAGGGAGATTCTACAAATTCCGGTCAAGGACCAGCAGTAGAAAGCACCTATAATGGTGGTGAATTAGTTGTTCAAACTCCTAATGCTGCGTTAGGGCTTGTATATATCGGGGCTACAAATTACGATGGAACTTCCACCAATGCTCCATCGTCACAACAAGGTTGGTGGTTAATGGAAATCTAACATGGCAGATTACAATTTAGTCAGAACAATGAAAGCTATGCCCATAGGCTCTGTGATGCCTTGGGTAGGACCGTTGACTAAAATACCCAAAGGATGGTTATTATGCAATAATACGGAATTATTAGCATCTGATTTTCCATTATTAGCTAGAGTTTTAAGTAATACTTATGGCGGTATATTTTCGGGAGATTTCCCAAACTTTAGTGGCACTTTTAGGTTGCCTAATGTAAATCAAAAATGCTTGGCTGATATTTCAATTGAGCATTTCAGCGACAATGCTAGTTTGAGACCATCTTCTATAGATGATTCTGCTGCTGCCTCAGTAGTATCAGTTTATTTGGGAGATGAAGGAGATTTAGGACCACCAACTACATTTTTTGCCACAACTGATTTGAATTTTACTTATACTCCTGATCCAGATGGATTTATTGCTGGGTATAGCTTTTCTGGAGTTGCTCCTGCTTCTACTGTTACTCAAGTATATCGTAATGTTCCAGCATCTGGTGGAACTGGAGCTGGGGCATTATTTACGGTGGTAAAAAATACAGATCAAACATATTCTGTTGGCCTTACGCAAAAAGGAGCGGATTATATCGCTGGACAACAATTAACAATATCATTTACAAATATTGGAGGAACTAGCGCAGCTAACAATATTACTATTACTATTAATTCTGTAGGAAATTCGTTGTTTGGTGGTAATATTGCTGGTCAATCTTTTATAGGTGGTTTTGATCTTAGGACTGTTTATGTGGTGCCCAGAAAATTGGGTAGAGATCATTTTCCACAACATTTCCACCCAGGAACATACGAAACAATTAATAAGAATGATTCGGCTAATTTTCCTGGTGCTGGTGTTGGTGTTTGGGATAATCCTCAAATTTTAATAAGAGAAACATACAGGCAGACTAATGGTTCTCCAGAAGATTATTGTATTGCCGAATTGGGATTTGGTGGCCCTGATGGAGCACCTACTGATATTCATGTAGGTAATTACTGGGGGGAGCAAACTGGAGCAGGCGTTGGTAATAATGTTGTTACCTTAGGTTCTGCTACTTTTCCATATGACACTGGTTATGGTAAATACGCTCTTGCAGCAATTTTGGGAACTAAACCAGCTAGAACTCATACACCCATACAAACAGCAAGCACCGCTCATGGTGTTGGCAAACCATGGTTTACCCAAGCTATTAAATTAAGAACAAAATTATCGGATTCTGCTACTTATTTGAATCAACTTAGAATAGATGGTAAAATTAATGTAAACACTGTATTGCCATATTCTGATGACACATCATTAATTAAACAACCAAATTATGACAATGGAACTGGTGGCCTTAATGCAGGCGATCAACAAGTACTACCTTTCACTGAAGTATTATTTAATACTGCTGCAGTTAGCTTTGAGAAAACAGTTAGATTAGATAATACTGTATCAGATGTAATTGAAACTCATAATCATGAAGGCGAATTTACTGTTCAATATGATCCAGGAAGTCTAAATATTAATAGCTTCATAACCGCTCAAGCGCAACCAAATGTAATCCCTGATAGTATACCTAATGCTTTGCAGATAGCATTTACTTTAACATCACCTTCTTTAGCAGTAACAAATTTAATTAGGGCATACTAATATGGCAAAATATTATACTGTTGAAAAAGCAAAATATGGTGGAGTAACAGGCACAATACAGCCATTTACACTTAAATTGGATGATGTAAACATTCCAACTGAAGCTCTTTGGCAAAGATATGTGCCAGCAGGATTTTTGAGATGTGATGGGTCTATTTACAGTGCTTCGTTGTTTCCTGGGTTAGCAGAAATTATTGGTACTGGACAAAATTGTAAATTTGCCCGAGATGTATCTAAATTAACTGATACTCAATTTCAACTACCTGATTTGGGATCAAAATATGTTCGTTGTTCTAATTCAACAGGAGCTTATCTAAACACTACTTTAGAACAAGACCCAACCGTATCTAAAGTTGGCGCTGAAACTGTAGTAGAATCTTTAATTGGAGACACTGCTACTATTAGATACAGTGGATATTTTGAAGTTTTGGGGGATATTGAGGATTTTGGTGGTAATCCACTATACAGAACGAGTACAGGCAATACGTTAAATGCTTCGTTGTCAGAAGATGCTTTTCAGGCACACGGACATAATGCTGATGTTGGTGTTCTGACGTATTTGGGCAAATGGACTGATTCTAATTTTGTAGAATTTGCTGGTGGCGGTAGAGGTGGAAATGATGCTCAAACTGAAGGTAGTAATAATTTAGTAACCATAGATGCTCCTGAAGGAGCTAGTTACAATGTTAACCATACACACCAAATTACGCTTCCTAGTTCGACTACATTAAAGGGAAACACCACGTTCAAATACCAATATTTCAACACGCAAATAAGTGCTGATGGATTGGAAAGTGAAATCAATATTACTACAGAAAATGTGCAGAAATTAGATTCTGCTATATCACCTTATATCTTAGTTGAATATATTATTAAGATATAAAAATGGGAGCAATATCATTCGGAAGTCCTGGTTCTGGTAGTTTTACTGTTCCTTCTGAAGTTAGAAGAATATGGGTTTCTGCTGTCGGTGGCGGTGGTGGCGGTGGACGAAGAGTTGATGGATTAAATAATGACTCATCAGCGGCGGTGGTGGCGGATTAGCTCAAGCAGCAGTTTCTGTCGGTGGTGCTACTACTATTGGCTATTCTGTTGGCGCTGGTGGCGGTCAATCAGCTGCTGGTGGAGCTAGTGGGTGTGCTGGAGTAACTGCTTTTGGCGGTGGTGGTGGATCGGGAGCTAGTGGTGGAGGTGGGGGTGGATTTACTCCATCTGGAGTTGCTGGTATTGCTGGACAAGGCGGAGATTCCATGGCAGGAGGTTCTGCTGGTTCTGCTACGTGGGCTCCTCAAACTTTTTCTTGTCTTAATTTTCCAGATGGACCATACGGAAAACGTGGTAATGGTGGTTATGGTGCTAACGTAACTGGTGGCACAGGAGCTGCTGGAACAACTGGTAGTTCTAATTTTACTTGTGCAAACCCCAGAGGAGGAACTGGTGGTGCTTTTGGTGGAGGTGGTGGTGGAGCTTGGGGTGTTGGTGGGGGAACAAATCCCCAAGGTGGTCCTGGTGCTGGTGGAGCAGTATATGCTTCCTGGATTAATTTATCAGTTTCCAAAACTACTTTGCGTTCTAATGAACCAATATCTGTTTCATATAATTCTCCAGTTGGTTCTGGAAGCCAACCAGTTTCTTATACTAATAATGGAACCTCTAATATTACTCAAACTTATGAAAGAATAGATTCTAGAAATGCCAGAAGTATTATAACTTTTACTATTCTTCCTGCAGCTAGAATTGTTTCATTTACTGCAAACCCTAATCCACAAACGAGTGGTTTTGATGGTATACCGAATTATGATGTCACTTTATCATGGATTACTGCTGGAGCTACCACAGCATCTATAACTAATATTGGTTCTGTGTCAGCTAATGGTTCTGTTACTGTTACCGATTTACCTCAATCAGTAGCTGGATCTAATTCACCAGCCACAAGGACTTATACTTTAACTGTTTCTGATGGGTTTAATAGTGCTTCATCAACTATAACTGTTTCTGTATATAATGATAATACCCCAAATGATTATTCAATTCCTAGTAGAACTAACCTAGAACCTAATACTTTTTACGTTACGGATTTAGGTGCAATAACGGGAATTGATATGGTAACAAATGTTATTGGTGGTCCTGGAGTTACTGTATCTAAAAATAATCTTCAAAATTATGTAAGCTCTATTACTATTGTTAATAATGATAGTGTTCAAGTTAGATTTATAACGGATGCTTTTAATCAAGATCCTGCTGGATTACCAACTGCACCTAAATCACTTTATATTGATATTGGACCAGTGAGAAGATTTTTTACTGTTTTCACGAGAGCACCTGATGTAAACGAAACTTTTAATTTACCTGATGAAACTGGATTTGTGCCTTATCCAGATATAGATACTATACTAGCTGAACCTTCTTTGCCTTATTTAACTTCTGATACTTTGACAGTTGATGATATTGAACTTCAAAATCCGAGTGGAGTTGAAATTAAAACTGATAATCCGAATATGCAAGTTAGAAAAAAATTAACGGGGTCTGATACATGGGGTCCTTGGCAAGATTTGAGGAGTATTTAAATGGGCGTTGCCGTAAGAAGTGCTTCTAGTGGCACAATTTCAATATCTCCATCTGCTACTAGAGTTTGGGTTTCGTGTATTGGTGGTGGGGCTAATGGACCAAAAACAACTAGTAATTTACCTGGAGGGGGTGGAGGAGGTTGGGGATATGGTGTTGTTAATGTCTCTTCTTCTACAATTAGTTATGCTGCGGGGGGATCTGGAGGTAATAGTTCGTGTTTGGGTATTGCTGGTTTTGCTGGAAGTAGTAATGGCAGTGGTGGAGGATTTGCAGGACCTTCTGGAGCAAATGGGGGATCTGGAGTAAATGGCAGTGTAGGTAATGGTCTTGACGGGTTTGGTGGTGGCTCAGCCGGAGGGGTTGGTGGCCGAGGCCCATATGCTGCGGCATGTACTGGCTGTAGATTTATTAGCACTGGTGCTGGTGGATATACTCTTTGTGGAACAAATGTTACTGGTGGAGGCGGGAATGGAAATAATGGTTTTGGGGGCACTGTTGCTGGAGCTGCTGGCAGTACTAGCAAAGCAGGAAATGGTGGTTCTTATGGAGGAGGGGGAGGAACGGTATATTTTGCCATTTACGCACCTTGCAATCCAGGAGATGGTTTTGGTGCCCCCGGAGCAGTTGCAGTTGCTTGGATTGATTTATCAGCGGGAGCGACAACTTTAAGATCAGGGCAATCAACTACAGTTTCGTGGAATTCTTATTTTGATGGGGCTGGTTCTGAAACGGTTTCTTATACCAACAATGGAACTTCTAATATCACTCAAACTTACACGAGAACAGACTCTAGAGGCGCTCAAAGTACTATAACTTTTACTATACTACCTGCAGCTAGAATTGTGTCTTTTACCGCAAACCCAAATCCCCAGACGAGTGGTTTTGATGGTGTGCCTAATTTTGATACCATACTATCTTGGACCACTGCCGGGGCTACTTCAGCATCTATAACTAACATTGGTGCTGTATCAGCCAATGGCAGTGTTACGATAACTGATTTACCTCAATCAGTAGCAGGAGTTACTTCACCAGCTACAAGAACTTATACTTTAACTATTTCTGATGGGTTCAATACTGCCACATCAAGTATTACAGTATCAGTATTCAATGATAATACGCCAAATGACTATAGTGTTTCAAATCAAAGTAATCTAGAACCAGACACATTTTACGTTATAAACCTCGGTGCAATTACGGGAATTGATATGGTAACGAATGTTGTTGGTGGCCCAGGAGTTACTGTGTCTAAAAACAATCTACAAAATTACGTCAGTTCAATTACAATTGTGAATAATGACAGCGTACAATTAAGATTTAGATCTGATTCATTTAATCAAGATCCTGCTGGATTGCCTACCGCCACCAGAGGTCTTTATATTGATATTGGTTCTCTTAGAAGATTCTTTACTATTTCTACACGAGCACCTGATGTAAATGAAACCTTTAATTTACCTGATGAAACAGGTTATGTGCCTTATCCTGATATAGATACTATAAATGAACCCTCTATACCTTATTTAACTTCTGACACCTTAACGGTTGACGATATTGAACTTCAAGATCCAAGTGGTGTTGAAATTAAAACTAGCAATCCTAACACACAGATTAGAAAAAAAATACCTGGATCTTTAAATTGGGGTCCTTGGGAAGACGTAAGGAGTATTTAAAATGGCTATAGTTAATACTTATACTTCAGATACTACTATATCAATTCCTGCCAATGCGTATGATGTACAAATTACTGTAAGCAGTGCTAAAGGTGGTAATGGGGGAGATGCTCCAGCAGGCGGAGGATCCAGGGGAATTCCTTCTACTCTTCCTGGCGGAATTGGTGGAGCAGGAAGAATAGGAACATTTAGATATAAAACTAGTTTTGTAGCTAGAACTTTAACAATTCGTGTAGGTCAAGCTGGTACTACTGGACGTACATGGGCACAACTTCCTGTCAGCGGGCCAGTAGGTGGAACTTATTTTAATCAGCCTAATTGTGGGGGAAGAATTAGTTCTACTGGTTCTGGTGCTTGTGGTGGATCCGGCACATGGGACCCATATAATGGTTTTACAGGATTTCCTAGTGATCAAAACCAACTTCAATGGAGTGAAGGCGGAAGTGGATCGGGAGCAACTGGTGTTTTTGAAAATAGCGTTCTTTTAATTAATGCAGGCGGTGGTGGTGGCGGAACGGGGGCTCAATATACTGGAAGTTTTCAAGGAGGTGGTGATAGTCGAAGTTATGTTAATGGGGTGGCAGGAAATCCTGCTGGCAATTGGGTTGCTTCTTCGTCCATATCTTTTAGCAACGGTGCAAATCAAAGTGGTGGTGGATCTGGCATAACTTATTCGTCTGGTGGTGGTGGTGGTGGATCTCTTGGTGGTGCTGCTCCAGCAGCGAGCCCCCCAGTAAGACCAGGCAATGGTGGAGGATCTCAATATAATAGTGCTGTATTTGATTTAATTTCTAGCTCTTCTAATAGTAGTTCAATATCTTCTGTTACAGTTTCTTATGAAGTATCTTTTGTAGATATAACTTCATTTACGGCAAATCCCAATCCACAAACTAGTGGAAGTGATGGAGTATCAAATTATGATACAACATTAAGTTGGGTTGTAAACAGTGTAATTTTTCCTCTTACTTATACAATAACATCAGGAACATTTACCACTTCTGGAACTACTAATACTAC